TTGGTGATAAGGTATGGTCTCCCACATTCGGTTGGGGCGAGATCACCGAAATAGGTATGGGCGGTCACCCAATCCATGTATTGTTTTTTCACAACTATGTATCTAACTCCTACACAGTAGAGGGTTATCTCTCTAATGAGTTACCGATTCAGTCTTTATTTTGGGATGTAGTAGCTTTTGTAGCACCTGCTAAACCTGTACAATAAAACAAAATAGTTCGATGGGGGTTGACAACCCCCCTTTCTTTTTGTTATAATAGTCACATACAGTAAAGAAACAACACGGAGATCACAACAATGGCAACTAAAGCACCAAAAGAGTTTACAGTTGAAACAACTCGCATTTCACTTCGCTCAGATGATAGAGTGTCATATACAACTAAGACACTCGAAGGCTTACTTCAACACTTCAAATACACTTTAGAATGTGGTGCAAGTTGGTCAGGTAGTAAGGGAATGAAAAAGGTTAACACAACCCCAAAAGGCATTAGTGGCCTTGTTACTGCACTGAACAACTCTGCACACAACACAGGTATCAACTACCAAAGCTACTACTACAATCTAGTAGACACTAACCCAACACTAGTTGACAACGACGAGTAACTTTGTTATAATAGACAAACAGTGTAAAAAATCACTCTAATTAGAGATGGCAGCAGAGATATTTGACGCCATCATTCACACCAATAAACACATAGACTATAACCCTCGGAGATCCTAATATGTTCCAACCCACTAAAGTTAACGCCGATCTTGGCCAAAAAATTCACCAACACTTAATGAGCTTGGGGTTAGAAACCCCACTGGCACCGAATCAATTCTCAACTATGGTTGACGATGAGCGAGTAGCATTTATTGAGTCTAAAATGACTGATGTTATGTTAGCACTTGGCTTAAACTTAACAGACGACAGCTTAATCGATACACCTAAGCGCATTGCTAAGATGTTTGTATATGAAAAGTTCTGGGGACTTAAACCAGAGAACTTCCCAAAATGTACTGTTATCGACAACAAGATGAACTATGATGAAATGGTCACTGAGAAGAACATTACAGTTTTGAGCGATTGCGAACATCATTTCGTGCAAATTGACGGTAAGGCTCATGTATCATACATCCCCAATGCAAAAGTCTTAGGCTTGAGCAAATTAAATCGTGTTGTCGAATACTTTAGCCGTCGTCCACAAGTACAGGAACGCCTAACTCAACAAATTGGTGAAGCCTTAAAGTACATCTTAGGCACCGATGACGTTGCTGTAGTGATTAACGCTAAGCACTACTGTGTTATTTCACGTGGTGTTGAAGATCATGGCTCAGAAACAGTTACAAGCTATTTGAGTGGTCGTTACCGCGAGAGCCCAGACACACGGGCAGAGTTTTTTCGAACTTGTCAGGGTTAATTAGGATTGTTAACACAAATGGGAGTCTTTGGCTCCCATTTTATTGAGTTTAATTTATGTCAATCCTGACACCAAATGAAGTCTCAGAACTTATTAATCAAAACCCAAGAAACTACCCACAGTTAAAAGCAATTCGTGATACTATTGGGTATTTGGAATCAGTTCAGCCGGAACTAGACTACAAAGAAAGCCTTTATCTCTATATCAACCAAATAAACGCAATACCCAAATGCGAGTGTGGGTTACCAATTAAATTTCGAAGTCTAAAATTCGGATACGGTGAGTGTCCAGATGCGAAATGCCCTCACCGTAAAAGAAGAAATACTGAGAAGATGAAACAAACCAACCTAGAGAGGTATGGTGTTGAATATCCACAGTCGACAGATGAATACAAAGATCAAGTTGAGCAAACTAACTTAGAGAAGTATGGCGTAAGAAACCAAAGCCAACGTAAAGAAGTTCAACAGAAAAAGATTCAAACCTGTCAAACCCTTTATGGTTATGACTATGCTTCACAGTCACCCGAATTTAAGCAACGGGTAATGGATACTAACATTGATAGATATGGATGCTATGCTTCTGGTACAAGTGAGTTCCGGAGTAAAGTAGAAAACACTTGTCTAAACAGATATGGTGTTAAACATCCACAAATGAGTCCTACATTTCATCAGCAATCTAGACTTACATTCTGGATTAAGTTCTACGAAAGAAACAAAGATCAATTGAAGTTTACAGTTCAGAGCTTTGATAAAAGACTTGAAGCTGGTGATATTGTTACTTGTAAATCTTGCAACAACTCTTCTTCTTATCCCGAAACATATCAAAGCCCAATGAAATGGAGATGTCCTCATTGCGATCCAGTGATTAAAGGTGCATCTAGTTATGAGTTTGAGATTTTAGAATATATTAACTCAAATTATCAGGGAGAAGTTATTCACGGAGATCGAAGTGTTCTTAAACCAAAAGAGCTTGACATTTGGGTTCCTAACTGTAAATTCTCAATTGAATTTAATGGGACTTATTGGCACAGTGCAGACGAAGAAACAGATCAAACACAAAAGGTGAAACACCTCTGGAAAACTCAAAGGTGTAATGATCTCGGTATTACACTGTTTCATATTTGGGAACACGATTGGGTCGACCTGAGAAAACAACAGATATTGAAGTCAATGATACTATCCAAATTAAATCAAACTAATAAGGTCTTTGCAAAGAAAACAAGTATCACAAAGGTTAACCCCAAAGAAGCCAGTGACTTTTTAAATCAATGTCACTTAGAAGGCACAGTGCAGGGTATTCACTATGGATTAAAGTTAGACAACAATCTAGTCGCAATAATGTCCTTTCAAACTATAAAGGGACAAATGACTCTACAGAGATACTGTAGTCGACTAGGTGTTACAGTTGTGGGTGGTGCTACTAAGTTGTTTAATCACTTTAGAAGACAACATCGTGACTCGGTTCTAGCTTACATTGATCGTGAATTTTCAAATGGGGAACTCGCAAGGATACTGGGGTTCAATCTAATTGGTGTACAAAAACCCGACCATAAATGGTTTCGCAATGATACATTTACTAAGAAGGGCACCCCAAAAAAGATGTTCAGTGAGGGATATCTTAGAATTTGGTCTTGCGGGAAACTTGTCTTTAAGGTTGACAAGTTATCATAAATCAGTTAAACTTACACAAGTTACATTACACTACAAAAGGAACAGACATGACATACACAATATCACGCAAAATCTACATACGAACTCAGAAGGAAGGCATTCATCGTTACCCAGCTGCTGCAACAGACCCAAAGCTAAGCGCAGTCAGTTTCCTCGCAAATCCACACCGACACATCTTCCACTTTCATGTTGCCATCTCAGTAGAACACACTAATCGTGACTTAGAATTCATCCTTGTTAAACGAAACATCGAAGACTGGCTAAGCACTGTTTACGATATTGACTATAAGAGTTGTGAGATGATGGCAGAAGACCTTTTACAATATCTACGTACATGCTATGGTGCTGAGCGACAATACACAATTGATGTCTCTGAAGACAACGAAAACGGAGCAGTAATCCAATGGAACTAAGTAAGCGCTTAGAGTATGTGTCATCTGGCAATAGCCATATTCGTATTAATCATTCGCCACAAGATACACCAGAGTATCGACAATACCTAAAAACAATTAATCATGCCTTTACTGAAATGAATACAGGTAGCCATAATCACCATTATTCTTTGTTGTACAATGCCTACGTAGAAGCTGGTTTCGGTGAGATATTCCAGAACTATCGTGAAGGTGTTTATAAGATTCACGCAGACTCGGGCGGTCTACAAGTAGTCACACAGGGATTATCAATTACTAACGAGCTCAAGACTAAAGTCTATCAAAACCAAGGCAAATGGGCTGATATTGGTATGAGCTTCGACGAAATCCCAGTAACACTAACTTCTCAACGATCAACTCGATTAGACTTTAGTAATCGATACTTTGATATTGATAAGTTCCACTCGAGCGCAACGCAAACTGGCTTAAACCTCAATGAGCAAATTAACTACTTCCGAGATAATAACAGTAACTGTAAACCATATCTAATCACTCAAGGTAATGACCTAGATACATACACTCAATGGGTAGAGATTATACTAGAGCAACTCGAAGGCGACAACTACAATTATATCGGAGGAGTTGCTATGGGGGCTGCAGCATTTGGAATGGGGACTTTAGAAGATATTAAGAAGAACTTCTTCTACTCAGAAATCTGTAAGCTGCTCCCTAACCGACACTTGCACTTGCTTGGGGTCGGATCAATTTCTCGTTTGTTGCCTTCGCTAATCTTTATGAAGAATGGACGGTTTGATTCTGATGATCACCCAGCTCAAGTAAGCTATGATTCATCAACTCACACTAGTGGACAGAACTACGGAAGAGTTTATGATGAAGATATGAAGATTTGTAGCATGACTACACCGGCTGACTATGACCGTGCATATCAGTTGATTATTAAACAGTTCCCGTGGGCTGCTAACGAATTCACTTCGAGCCAATATCGTGATTTGTTATACTCTGCTTTTAAGGAAACCGAACCAGAAGATATCTACCGACGCTACCTTACTAAGAACTTAACTGGACTAACTGATATTAAAACATTCATTAGTCACGTTGATAGAGTTTATGATAACTTGGAAGTTGGACTAGAGTATATCTCTAATAAGCAAGAATACTACCCAATGAAGGCTTTATTTGGTGTTCGCTCAAAAGAAGATTACTATGAATGGGAAAAACAATATGCACAAGTCTTAACATCTAAAGCATACCCAACCTGTAAACCAAACACATTATTCTAAGGATTGAACCATGCTGAGACCATACACTGATAATATTGTTGTGAATACAGTTAGCTTCTTTGTTGGTACAGAAATTGAAAATACACCTTTTAAGGGGCAACGAACACTCTTCGTTGCTAACCCTATTAAGGATAATCAAGATCTGTTATACACCCAAAAACAAATCAAAGAACTAACAGCACTCCACCAATGTGAACACATTTATTTGGGTGCCAACAAGTGGATTGAAACCAAAATCGACTTAACGTGGACAGTGTTACTGTTGAAGGATATTGAGTGCAATGTTACCCTTGATCTACCATATCAACTCTACATTGAATCACACGAATTCCTAAATCGTAAATTAGCTACTATACCGAATCTACACTATAACATCTCAGTAGAAATACCGAACTGTGCTGTTGGACAGATTACTGTAAAAGTTGATGACATTGGCTTCAACGCAACCAACCCAGGTGTTTGGTGCTACACTCCAACTCATAACGCAGCTGAGTTCACAGGGTGGGCAGACTATAGCAAAGATCAACCCATCTAGGGTTGACTTCTGCTATCTAAGGTGTTATAATAACAACATTAAATCACAAAGGAACAAATAATGCGCAAACTATACTACATGGGCCTAGAGAGTTACGAAGCTCGTTACACAATGCAACTCACTGATTGGAACATGCGAGTGTTTAACAAGCGTGGACTTGATGTTGTTTGTGTGCCTGGATCTCAGCTAGATACAGATAGCAATGGCAAGATTGTAACAGGTCAAGTCTTAGATGCTCATAGTCGCAGTTACTTTAGCATGAGCCAATTGCTGAACCTTGTACAGTTGATGCAACAAGGTCAAGTAACATCTGATGATGTGATCTATTTTGAGGATATGTTCTCTCCGGGCATTGAGTCTTTGCCATATATCCTAAATCAAACCCCGAAACACCTTCAACCTAAAGTGTATGTTCGCTGCTTAGCACAAACAGTTGATCCAGATGACTTTGTTCACGTTTGGGGAATGAGCAAGTGGATGAGCTTGTATGAGCACATGGTGGGCGAGTTTGCTACAGTATTAGCAACAAATGAAGAAATGGTCGCTATGATGAAAGTAGCAGGTTGGACTGCCCCAATCTACAACATCAGTGGACTAGCATTTGGCAAAGAAGAAGTCCAAGAGCGTGTTGGGAATAAAATTCAACCATTCCAAGATCGCAAGATGCGGGTTGTGTTTGCTGCACGATGGGATCAAGAAAAGCAACCAGACTTCTACATGGATCTAATTGAACACTATATGCAATATGGTAAACATCGTGAGACTATTGAGTTTGCTATCCTGCAGGGCGGAACACTACGAAGCAATGATCAACGATATGTAGATCGTGCTAAACAAATGCAGAGTGATAACTTGCTTACTATTCACGAAAACTTAAAAAAGAATGAATACTATGCAATCTTAAATGATAGCCGTGTAATGTTTAACTGTGCTCTACAAGATTGGGTGTCTAATACAGTGAGCGAAGCAGACGCACTCGGATGTAATGTACTATACCCAGCATACCGCAGCTTCCCAGAAACATTTGCAAATGATCACGAAAGATTATATGTACCATGGTCTATGGAAGATGCCTTTAATAAACTAGAAGTATTACTAGAGAACCCACACAAGAACCAAGGTAAAATCTCAGATTGGACTAACGGTACAATTGATCGAGTTGTTGATATTATGTTAGGCGATGGCGAAGAATGGCTTCGCAACGGGAACCAATATCGTAATCACTGTGCAACTGCAAAGTTCTAAAACCAATGCGCTCATGAACAAAACATGGGCGCATCAACTCAAAGGAGTTAACAGTGGCACAAATAGATGATTGGATTGAAGAATCAGAGCAAGACCTACACATCGACTATCACGGGAACTTAGGTGAACAAGCATCGTTAAACTACAAGAACTTCACAAAGTGGCTAGGCAGATTAAAGAAAATCTCTCTAGAATATAGAAAGATTCAGATTGAAGTAGAAAAGCTAAACTCAGAGCTTTGGGTTTATTACACAGGGAAAGCACCAGATGAAACCTACAAGCAAAAGCCAATGGATCACCGCTTCCTTAAATCTGAAGTCAAAGAAGCAATTGCACAAGACCCAGAAATGATGAAGATTAAACTAAAGTTAGCTATTATATCCGAATACGTCGACACACTCGAGAGAATTTGTAAGGCAGTAAAGGATCGTGATTGGGCTATTAAAAATGCCATCGAATGGCGTAAATTTGAATCAGGAGTTTAAATGCATTCAGTAGACATTCAACACATAGAGAAGCTTGTTAAGTTAAAGTTTCCATTCCCAACAGCAAACCCAGGTCAGCTTGAGGCAATTGTGTTTGCTGTAGACTCATTCTTAAATGGAACTAGACACGTAATCTTAGATCTACCAACAGGGATTGGCAAATCTGCTGTTGCTCAGACAGTCCATAATGTTATCAAAGAACTTCATCCTGCGCATCGCTCTACTATTATCACAGCTACAAAAGGACTGCAAAACCAATACGTCCACTCTGTTAGTGGTGTCTACGACTTAAAGGGGAAAACAAACTACAGTTGCCCATTAGGACACGGATTTTACGGTGCACCTAAATGTAAACAGGCTTGTGGTGGAAAGATATGCAACCCTAAAGGTCAATGCCCTTACGTTATCCGCAGAGAAGAGTGGGTAAACAACGCACAGCTTCGCCTTACGAATAATGCTTTCTTTTGTGCAGCACCATACGACTTAATCGGGGATAGTAGCTCAGGTAAAAGGGCACAGTTATGCATCATTGATGAGTGTCATGAACTAGAAAACTCTGTGATTGACGCAGCTGCGATTGACTTAGACTTAACAAACATTATGAGCAACATCAAGGAAACTAATAAACTCTATGCTGAACCAATCCTAGAGCTAATTGGTGCAATCTACGAAACATTCGGTAAGAGTCCCTTTAAGAACACTATACCAATCCTGCAGGACCTTATTAACGCTTCAATGCAGGGACCAATGCAACATCTAGCAAATCTGAAGAAAAAGGTGGATGCTGGTGATACTGGATTACAACCACAACTAGATGAAGTTGATGAAGTTGTAGGTGCAATCCGTTATCTGTTAAATGCCGATGAGGGCGAATGGATTGTTACTGACTATGAAAAGCTAAAGAAGATTGTTATTAAACCAGTCTACGCTGCTACAGTAGCTCAGCAGGTTGTTTATAGTAAATCAGACTTCTTCTTGCATATGAGTGCAACTATCATCGGAGCACAGCAATACGCAACAACTATGGGTATCCCAGATAATACTTGGAAATATATGGGAGTTGATAACCCAATCCCTGTAGGGCAGCGACTGGTTAAAGTGATTAAAGGATTAGCCGTGGGTGCTAAGTTCACTGAGTGGACTAGATACTATACATTAATTGATAAGCTGCTAACAAAACACCACAACCAAAATGGTGTCATCCACACAGTGAGTCACGACTTAGCTAAAAAGATCCACGAAAACCTCAGCAAAGCAAATCAGCGTAGGGTGCTAGTGTCTAGTAACACAAACGACATCATGAACCACTTGAGCTCAGTTCAAAATGCTGTGGTTATTAGCCCAAGCATTGAAAAGGGATACGACTTTAAAGATGATCTCAGCAGATTCCAGATTGTGGCTAAAGTCCCATACGGTTATCTAGGTGACCCCCATATTAAACTAAATATGGAGAGAAATAGCAAATGGTATGCACGAAATACTATTATGCGATTGGTGCAGATGTGTGGGAGAAGTGTTCGTGGTGTAAATGATTATGCGACAACTTATGTAGTTGATGAAAACTTCTTGAAACTAACTAAGTCAAACTATGACCTCTTCCCCGAATGGTTCACAGAATCAATTCAGGTCCTAAACTAATAAACTAAGGAATTATAATGAAAAGCTTTAAAAACTATATGCTGGAAGCGAGTTTAACACAAAACACTACCGAGATGATCTCTGCTAGAATCTTTAACATTTTAGAAATTGCAAATCAAATCCACTTGTTCCATTGGCTAACAACAGACCACAAAGTCCACGTTGCAATGAATGAACTCTTTGATGAACTTCGTGATCACGCAGATTCACTTGCCGAAGCGTGGATTGGACTAGGAAACACTGTAACAGTACCGACTCCACAAGCAACTTTAGCTTCTGGGGATAAGAAACTGATTCAAAAGTACCTAGCAGATCAACTAGATATGATTAATCACTGTGTTGAGACTACTAACACAACAGAGTTGATGAGTATGAATACCGTAATTGTTGATATCCAAGCAGATTTACAAAAAGCAATCTACTTAATCCGCGATTAACACTTTCCACTGGGAGACTTCGGTCTCCCTTCTTTTTGACTAGAATTTATCATCATGATAAATATTCTGAACGGGAAGCTAATTCCCATATTCCTTAAACAAAACTATATGAGGTAGCTATTATGGCTTTAATGTCTCCTGGAGTTGAGATTCGCGAGTTCGATCTCAGCAACGTTACACCACAGGTCGGTTTGTCAGTTGGAGCTTTTGCTGGTGCATTTACTTGGGGTCCTGTTATGGTCCCAACATTCTTAGCAAATGAATCAATGTTGATCGACACATTTGGTATTCCTAAAGTAGGATATAACCGTAAGGATTGGTACTCAGTATCTAAATTCTTGCAATCTAGCCCAGGTTGTTGGGTGACTCGTGTTGTTGGTCCTAACGCAGCAAACGCAGTAGCAACAGCAGATGGTTTAGCGAATGTATTGGGCAAAGAAGTGTTTATCCCTTCTGAGACATACTTCAACGAAACCTTTATTAACGGTGCACCTAAAGTTGGTACATCATATATTGGTGTTGCTACTCCTGCAACAGCAGCTCGTGGTGGTAGTGTAACTTATACACTTCCTTCAATGATCCGCATTAACGATCGCATTAAGTTTACAATCGGTACTGGTACAGAGCAAGTCTTTACAGTAGTAGATGAACGCAGCGTTGATGAGTTAATTGTTAGTATTAACGGCTCAACTGCAACTCAAGCATTAGTAGTTGCTTCTAAAGATTCTACTGGTAAACTTGTTTTAACAGCTAAAGATATTAGCGAAAACATGGTTGGCTCATACTCAACTGATGTTGCTACTGAAACTGCTGCTGTGATTACTGCTCCTACTAGCGGTAATGGTGCAACTGGCGGTAAAGCTACTTTCGCTCTTCCTGTTACAATCCGTAATGGCGATAAGATCAAGTTCTCTGTGAACGGTGGCGCTGACTTAATTTATACTACAACCGGCTCTTCAACTTTAGATTCTATTGTTACTGCAATTAACGCTGATACCGACTTAAACGCTTTAGTAACTGCTTCTAGTGTTTCAGGTGCTCTTGTGTTGACTACTGTATCTACTACAGCTACTATCACTGGTTATTATGCGTCTAAAGCTGCAACTGAAATCCCAGGTGTTGCTGTTGCACTACAAACTGCATTGTCAGGTTCTGTGTTGATTGAAATGCCTACAGTTGGTGCATATGATGTGCTCGACTTCCAGTTGAATGTTGAAGGCAAAGACTTCGGCACTCACTTCTATATTGAAGTAGAAGCTCAGACTTCAATTGCTGATGTGATCGCTACTATTAACGAAGATGCTCGTATGACTGCTTCTGTAACAGCAGCAGAAGTTGGCGGTAAGTTGAAGTTAACAGCAGTTGATACCCTTAAAGGTGTTAAAGGTACTTTCCAAGATAATATCCCAGGTCACCCAGTTGATTTCATTGCAAAATACCCAGGCTCACTAGGTAACGGTATTGAAGTTCACATCTTAGATACCTTCTCTTTTGGCACTAGCCCATACGCTCCTATCTTTGATGGCGCGCCAAGCGGCACTGAAGTACACGTGGTTATCGCTAAAGACGGCGAAATCTTAGAACGCTACGACTTCCTAAACACACTTGAAGGCACTCGCAAGATTGATGGCACTAAGGCTTACTATGTTGATGTCTTAAACGAAATGTCTAAGTATGTTTACATTACTAACCCATGTGGTGCTTGTTCAGTATTGTTACGCGGTGGCACACTAGGCGCTACTTTCGCTCAATACGGCTCAATCAATGACCCAATGAACTTAGCTGCTCCTGCAATGCCATTGGCTCGTAGCTTGTACCCAGCAACTGGTAACGGTGTTCGCATTGTGATCGTTGATCGTAACAACTACTCAACTCAAACTGCAAACATTAAAACAGCTCTAGACACTGAAGTTGGCGGCGGCGCTGGGTCAGGTCAACCAGGCTTTGACGGTGTTGCTATTGTTGTGTTTGAAGGTCCTTATATCCGCGAAACTCACGTTGATATGGTGAAGGATTGGAACTCTGTAGACTACTTCGTGAATAAGTTCAACGCTGTTTCTGCATACGCTGACTTGCTAGATGTTGACTCTCCTACTGCTACATACCCTGTAGACTTTACAAAGGCTGCGATGCTTGACTTCACGCTAACTGGCGCTACTCGTGACTTACACCCTCAAAACTTCCCAGGCTACGAAAATGTCCAGATTGATGGATACGACGCTATGAAAGACTTTGAGACTTACGACTACGGTATGCTGATCCAAGGCGCGGCTTCAAACTTCGTTGGTAGCTACTTGGTTGAACTTGCTGAAATCCGTAAATTCACAGTTGCTTTTGTAAGCCCACAATATGACTCAGTGAAACAAGGTGGCTCAGCTTCATTGGCTAAAGTCCTTAATGATCGTCAACAAATGTACTCTGTAAGCTACGGCTATATGGATTCAAACTGGGCTATGGTATACGATCGCTTTAATAAGACGACTTTCTGGATGCCCATGAACCCAATCACCGCAGCTCTAAACGCTAAGGTTGAGTCTGACCGCTTTGCTTGGTATGTTGGTTATGGTTTCAATTACGGTAAGATTGCTGGTATTGTTAAGTTGGCTTGGGAACAACCACAAGGCATTCGCGATGAACTGTATAAGTCTCAAGTTAACCCAGTTACGACTTTCCGCAACGAAGGTCCTACTGTATTCGGCTCTAAGACTTTACAAGCTAAACCAAGTGCATTTGATAGATTGAACGTTCGTCGTTTGTTTATCTACTGTGAATTAGCAATTAGCAGAACAATGAAATACTACATTGGCGAATTGAACACTCCACAGACTCGTTTACGTGTTCTGAATACAGTTGCTCCATTCTTACGTGATGTACAGTCTAAGCAAGGTGTTTATGACTTCTTCTTACGCTGTGATGAGAAAAACAACACTCCTTACGTGATTGATACAAATCAGTTAGCGTTGGATGTTGCACTTAAACCATCTCGTGTAATTGACTTCGTGAGCTTATCATTCTACGCTGTACCAACTGGCGTTGAGTTTAGCGAAGTGTTCCAATAAGTTAATTGGCCTAGGCAAAGCTTAGAGATTAGAAAGGGAGCTTAGGCTCCCTTTTTGTTTGACTAAATTTCTTAGTCAAGTTGATTTAACGTTAATGGGCATATTAGTCAGGTTGATTTAACTTTGATAGGTCGATGCTACTAACAATAAACAAGGATGTCTACTATGCGCAATCATGCACTAAACATCTATGGCGTAAATCCAATTCAGCCTTCATCACCAGACTCCAAATATCACTATGTCTACCGTATTACTAACCTAGCAACTCAAAAACACTACTACGGTAAAAGAAGCTCAGTAAATCACCCTTACAATGATCTAGGGACAAGATACTTCTCAAGTAGCTCAAAGAAAGAATTCATACAAGAACAAAAGTCCAACCCTCACAACTTCAAGTATAAAGTAGTCGGTGTCTATACCACATCTGAACAAGCACTACAAACAGAAGTAAAACTCCACGCAAAATTCAATGTATCTGAGAACCAATCCTTCCTAAACATTGCTAGACAAACAACATCAACATTCAAACCAATTGGACTAAACTTAGCAAAGAACTCAGTTACTGGGGAATATATTGGTCCAGTTTCTAAAAGCGACTCAAGATGGGCTAGTGGGGAAATAGTAAACATACAAAGAGGAACAAGAAATGCAGTCTGCTCAACTACCCACAGGAAATTAGGTAAAGTAGACACTAACGACTCAAGATGGAATACTGGAGAGATACTATGTGAGCAAGTTGGGGCAACCCAAGCTATTTGTTCAAAAACTAAAGAATATCTTGGGTTTATTTCTATAGATGATCCTAGATGGAATACTGGAGAAATAGTACACATTAATAAAGGAATGATTACTGCTTACTGTTCTAAGACCAATCAAAGTTTAGGTAAAGTTCACCTCAATGATCCTAGATGGAATACTGGAGAGATCTACAACAACTACTGCAAGACAGCATCTGCATTTTGTGCAAAGACCAATCAGAGTCTAGGTAGAGTTAGTGTTGAAGATCCTAGATGGAATACTGGGGAGATTTGTGGGACAACTAAAAATCAAAAGTTGTTGTCTGCTTCTGCAATTGAAGTCACATCTGGCAAGAAACTTAAAAAGGTTCCAATTGATGACACTAGATGGTCTACAGGAGAAATCATTGAACATAGATCACCATATGCTCGGATTACTAATGGAATAGAAGAACGAACTTATAAAGTTGATGGTTCCGATACTATACCCGAAGGCTGGTGGGTTAGCTTTTCTACTGTGATTCTAGCAGACATTTACTGTGCGGATGGCACCCTAGTTGCACACTCAGTTCATCCAAAATCATTTCAACCTAGAATCCTACCTAATGCAAAGAACCCCAATGGACTCACTATCACTATTAACCGTAATAGTATCTATCAAGGTTACTACGCAAAGAACCCTAAAACCGTCTACACTGCGACTTCTATCTAAAGTAACATCAATGTACATCTTTTAAGAGATCGTTCACTGTAGAGCTTGTAAGAGCGTTTAAACTACCAAATAAAAGTCAACTTCACACTTGACAAAAGGTCTACGTGGTGTTATAATAGACACATAAACAACTTAAATGCTAAGGACTTGATATGGCTTGGCTATGTACAGATGCTCAATTAAACCCACAAAGGGTTCCGTCCCCTAGACCAACCTACTTTCAATGCCCAAGCTGTGGCAACAAGAAACACTTCCACTCAGAAGAAATATCAAATGGGTGGGAATGTCCACCAGATCATGTTTTGGGTTGCTCAGCTTGTGACTCTTGGGAAGACCCTATAGAAATTACATACTCAAACTGGAGTGGCAATTGGGTTAAGTCAAGGTTTCGGCGTGGGTGAGCATTGTAGACAGCTTTAAAGTTGAGTTGTGGCTGTTCTATTAACTTGTGTAATGTCTAGTTGTAAGTGAACCCACCCAGTATCCCATATTCTTCTCCAACCCTCACTGAACATCTGACCCTCACCTAAACCAAAATCTGGAACAAATGACTGCTTCCTCCACCAGATGAATTTGGGTAACGTGTAGAAGATAGGAACAAACCCAACCAAAACCTCTTCACTTATACTGAAATATGATCGATTTAGTTTACAGTGTAACAAGCCCTCATAGTTCTCACTCAAATGGTTTATGAACTTGTTCAACCCACCAATAATCTCAAAACCATTAAGCTTAGTATATGAATCTATGGTTAAGTCATTATTAGTATGTGAAATAGATAAGACACCAACCAACTCATTATCTAACTTCAGACCATAGTAAGCATCGGATTTAATATTACCTAGAATTGAATTACTACAGTTGAACACACTAGCTTCTTGTTCATCAAGTTCACAAACAACACAATCATCTGCTTGGATATTCTCAGCGACTCTAAGCTCTCTTTGAATAATAGACTTAATCACTTCACGTTTAATAGGATCGGCCCAATCTTGCTCAAAGACATGCAGAAGATGAATCCCCTTTTCGTTGCACATGTTAGTCTTGTTTAGGTGCTTGTATCTAAATCCAAGGTCCTTATCCTTTTCTGAGTCGGCACTATGCCAATAGAACCCATTGAACTCAACTGCGAAGGAAGCACTTGGAACATAGATGTCTAATTCTAAAGGAGCAATGATCTTCTTGTTTGATTGATAAACTTCACCAGAATAAATTGATTGAATATACTCAAAGACTTCATCCTCCCCGCGAGATGTTCCAAACCTAGGTGGATCACAAACCCAACATCTCCAACTTAAAGGGCCATTGGATTGCCAATATTCACTTTTACTCCCACAGGTCTTACAAGTAACTGTATCACCGAAGACTGGTTTCCTGCTTGGATCCGTGATCCAAAACTTTAGATTTGACTTGTTCCTCTTGAAATAAGTTTCCCAATTTGATTGCTGATTACGATTAGCAACCTCTTGGGTTTGTACTGGATAAGCTACACCATATCTCTCTAGGTTAGTAGACTCAAACTTCTCCTTATGCCGCTGTATTCGATACTCACACTTTAAATTGCTACACTCACCAAATCCATTATTTGCACCTCTAAAGGACAAGTCTCTCCCACATTCACATTTCGGAATCTCTTGTAGATGATTGATGTATAGATACAACTGAACTGATATTTGATTGACTCTAGCATAATACACTTTAAGATGCCGAAATGTAGATCTAAGTTCTTTAAGTTGATAGACACCCTTACCATGTTGATCATAGAGGAGTCTTAATTCCTCCGGTGAAACAATATCACTATTAACGTCTTGTTCTATGGTCTTTTGTCGTTTAGATCTAGACTGCTCTCTTTGATGTTTGCAGCCTTTAACTGGGCATCTCGTATAACCAACAGCGATGCTACTAAAAGTGAGTTTTGAACCACAGTTGCAATAGCTTGGCTCTTGTTGATTAATGTAAAGATATAACAGCTCACTCGCAGACTCAATATACGGATACTGAATTCTTAGATGAGATATTAGACTTTGAACTCTAGCTAACTTGGTTAGGTTTTTGGGATAAGCATTACTGAGGTCTTGTACCTCTTGAGGGGATAGATTTTCAGACTGATAATTACATTTGTTGCACATGGCATTTCCTTGATGTTACTTAGAATGTGTAAGGCCTCTTCCTCTGTTTAGTAACCTACCTCGGACCCATCCTTGATCTAGATAAGATTGGATCTCACTAGATTTAACACGGAGCTCTTCGTTTGTTATGTGATTTGAGACGTAAGATGTCCCTTTAACCTTCGATGTGAAATTCTTTCTACCCTTAACCCATCCAGCTGGAACTTCTCCTAAATCTGTAAAGAGTTTACATTCTAAACTGATAGGGTTAGTATAATATGTACCGGAAACACTTCTACCTGGAACCCATCCTTTGGGAATATCTTCATCTGGATAGAACTTTGTTGACTCATTGGTCTCTGGATTATAGAACCAATTTAATATAGTCCCTTGACCTTGAACCCATCCATCCGGTATAATATCATCTTCTGAAAACATTCTCGATTTGAGTGTGTTTGGGTTGTGATACTTTTTCAATCCAGATGGACCCGTGCCACGAACCCAACCTTCTGGTGCCTCATCGTAGAACTTGCCAGTCTCTTTCGTTGCTGGATTGTGCCACCACTCAAAACTATCAACACCCATCCCACGAACCCAGCCTTCAGGTGTAGTATCAGAGTTAATAATTGCCCTCTCTTTTGTTGCAGGATTGTGCCACCATTCCCCATTTAAGTCTAAACGCCCAGAGATCCAGCCTTCGGGAACTGTTTCACCTGAGAAGATTCTTCTTGTTTGTTTAGTAATTGGGTCTGAGTACCAAGAGAAGTCTACACCCATTCCCACGATCCATCCTTTGGGTATTTCAGCATCTGGATAGAACTTACGATACTCTTTTGTTGCTGGATTGTGCCAGAAATTCATTCCCTTAATAAACCCAGGATTTGCTTCTAACTCATCGTTAGCGGAATCATTGTATACTAAGCTGACTTGTCTATTATGAGAATCAAAGTACCACTTTGCACCACGACCCTTAACCCAGCCCTCTGGGATGACATCATCCGGACTAAATCTGCCACTAATTTTAGTTTCGGGATTGTGATACCAGAATTTGCCACTAACCATAGGGATAAATCCACTAGAGGTTTGATTTGCTAGGTTATAAAAGCTTTCATTAAATGCAACATTAAAAATACGATGTAGTTTGACTTCTAAATCATAAGCCTTTGCCCTTTTATCAAAACACTGAACTACCTTGTAAGTATAGTCCTCGGGATTATTGATTTGGTCTTTACGAAAACTTTCATCAGTTGAGGATGATCTATACCAAATACCTAAATCTTTGTGGGGGTGTATATTGGATGTTCTAGACCCATAGTAGTGCTTATTGGTTACTAGGTTAGTGATGCGATAGACATAATGATACTTGTTGTCTAGTGTACTGGGTTGGGTTGGATTAGCACCATAGATTTTTGGCGCATAAGTAGCTGTGTTGCTCATATTGAGTCCTTCAATTGTTAGAATGAGTAAAGCCAGTAGATGGTGGTACATCGTGACTGGCACTTTTTATTTATTACGAACACACAGTCACAAAAAAAGGAGCATATAGCTCCTTTTTTCTTAGGTTCTAAAACCTTACTTGATACGCTTGAACGAACTGTACGAGAACACCATTGGGCACTCTGCGATGCTGTTGTTAGAATCCCATGCTAAGCTAACTTCACCAACAGAATTTGGGAAAAGGTGATAAAACTCATATTGAGCATCTTCGGTGCCATCTCTACTGTATGTTGACACCGTGGCGGTAATCATATGATCCTTGACAGACGCCTTTTGTGTAACGTTCGTTTGACGACCGTTAATTGCTTCCATCCAGTCTTCAAAAGTTTTGCGAGACTTCAGCCCCTCATCTAGAATTACAGTAACATTCCAGTCTGCAAATTCCTGATCTCCCGGGACTTTAAATTGACGTCCCATATAAGGTAGTGTCACAGTAGGGATAGTAACCGCCGGTAGCGAAGCAGCCTTTGCTTTAAACGCCAAGTTCTCTGAGTCACCGTAAGGTGATTTAATTTCAACCGTAAACAAGTTAGGGCGCATACCACCCTTAGCGAGTTCGCCAATAAATGAATCCAAGTCCATTGCCATAATAAAATACCTCTATAGCTATAATTGTGTGTAGTTTGTAGATTATTCAACAGTACAGTCAAATTCAACCTACACGGTTAACCTTATTATTTATCGTAAAGTTTGAACGTTACTAAAGTCCCATCTATTCTATCCCTAGTTCAATCTAACCGCCAACCAGCCCATCAGTTCCCCATATTTTGACTTTTGTTTAAAATCAATTCTCTGATGAGTTCTAGCAGACTCTAGGAACAGTCTAGGGGGATATCCGTGTTCCTTGCACCATGAGTTTAGTGAGCAAGTCAAGCTAACCACCAGTTCGTCCTGACTGTTATAGATTGCGTAGAGTCCGAGTGAGCCGTTCTCGAGCTTCTTCTGGTGTTCTTGCTGTTTTGCAATCTTTCTAGTCTGTGTTCGGAGATCTTCAGCCCAGTCTGCTACAAAGACATCCGGTGTTCCCATCAGTTCGTTTAGTAGCAAGTTATAGTGCAGCTCAGTATCTAGGGGTTCTTTAGACACTGTTTCACCAGTTGGTGTCATGCCATCTTTTAGCAGTTTAGTAAGCTGTCTAACAGTCAACTGTAGATGTTTGCGGAGGAAGCGTCTAGTTCCAATGCAGTAAACTGTTTGGTTTGCTGAGAAGCTAACTTGTCGTGTTGAGTCAATGTGGTCTACAACACAGACCTTTCTGCTCAGGAGGTCAAAGATAAACTGCTTGTTCTTGTTGTGGGATTCCTTTGTCCAGCCATCTGGGATTGGGAGATCTTGTGGGTGACGTTTGAACACACCACTCTTGGTGCATTTGATTGACACTGTGCCTTTGCTTGGGCTGAAGATCCCCCAGTCTGGGTGAGGCAGGTCTCGGTCAAAGAACTTGATCTCTTTTGTGCTGGGGTCAATCAATGCAACCTTGCCTAGCTTTGGGCCGTGTTTGATGAAGCCATCTGGGATTGGTTGATCTTGTGGGATGTAGGTCCTGATGTTTGTTTCGACGTTGAGGATGCTTGTGTGGCCCACATGACAGAATTTCAATCCATCGTTTGAGTTCCTTGCGCGATTGAGGAACAGTGGGTTTTTGTGAACGTTGAACATCTCGTGAAGCTGGTTCTCGTGGTTGAGTGCTTCTGCGTGACTCTCCCATGCACTCAGGATGTGATGAGTGAAGACTTCTGGGTGTTGCTGTTGTTCTTTGATGAAGAGTTTGTTTGATGAAGAGCTGAAGTAGACCACACCTAGATCAAAGTGTGGCGTTGTCTTCTTGCTAGTGCGGCAACCAATGTAGGCAACACAGTCTCGGTGGTTGATGATGATGTATGTGTATGATTTTAGACTTGTAGAAAGGATTTCGTTGTTGTGGACCCAGTTGATCAGATCATTGAAATCCATGAAATTCCATCTTGTTACAATCGACTTGACACAATGCCAACGCCACAAGTGCTATCGTTGTTATTGTTACTGTGATTGATATGGTTGCCACTGTTGCCACTGTTGCCATTGAGGACTTGTTCGGATTGAGTTGTTGCTAGACTAGCCATAAAGTTGTCACCCATCATGTCAATGTGCCATGGTTCGCCGTTGATCAGTGAATAGCCAACTGGCACTGTACCAGTCTTCTGATACTCTTTAGACATTTTAAACAGCTTACCTTCGTAGACCTTATAGTCTGCATCGTTGTTGTAAGTCTCAGCTGATCCAATGCCATCACCTTTGAACATGCCGTGGGTGCCTGGACCGCTACCTAAGTTATGTTCACCTGCTGTTCCAATCTTTCTGAACTTGAACCCAGAGAATTCAAAGGTCGCATCAAACACAAATGAGTCATCCGAGTATTCAGTATTAAAGGTGGGTGATTGTACATTAGTAATCACCATATTAGCAAACTCAAACTTAAACCGTGGTACGTTATAAGTGTCCATAGCAAAGAGAGTGCAATTCCCAGTGATTGGTGCGTGTGCAGATGCTCGACTCTGAGTAAACAAGTTACCATACAGGATTGTCATGATTTCCCAATTCTCATCTAGGATGAATCTAGCACTAATTGAGTCAAATTGTGGAGTATCGCCCATTGTCTTAAACACTCCTGGGCCATACGAAGCATTAGCACTAGACAAAGTAACACTAGGAACAGTGAAACTCTGAATCCATGGGGTAATATCAACCACCTTGCCACCTGGGATTACAACATCCATAGTGATCATCCAACCTGAGTTTCTTGCTGGGTTGATTAATAACATCTCTTATTCCTGCCTATAACTATTTTATAAAGTAGTTAAGGTGCTAAAAATGTCAGAATTTGAAAATGTGATTACCATAAGTGTAAAGAATACAAGCTATATTAAAGTAGATTGCACAAGTGCTGGTGTGTGTCACGACATCTATGAGAGATTCAGTTTCTTTGCTGATGGATACAAGTTCCACCCGAAGTTTAAAATGAAGGTCTGGGATGGCAAAGTTCGCCTGTTCAACTTAAAAGATCGCACACTCCCATTTGGACTCTACCCAGACCTGCTAAAGTGGGCACAGACTCAAAACATTAAAGTGATTGAGACTTCTCAGGTGATGCCCACTATCCCATTAACTGATGAGGCAATTGAAGAGTTCTCAATGGACAAGCTGTTGCTACCATTTGAACCTAGAGACTATCAAGTTAATAGTGCTATTGAAGCACTGCGCATTGGACGCAGGTTGATCATTTCACCAACCGGGTCTGGCAAGTCATTGATTATGCACATTATAACCCAGTACCTTGAACGTGAAATGGGTTTTAAAAACATCTTAATCGTGGTGCCAACTGTTAGCCTTGTAACTCAGCTCAAATCTGACTTCACAGAATATGCAGTTAACGATGAGACTTTTGACCCAGATAACATTCTATTAGTTCCAAATGCTAAGAAGATTAAGTGGGACCCAACTAAGAACATCACCATCACAACATGGCAGAGTATGATGTCAGTAGTCAAAGGTGAGAACGCAGAAGAGTTCTTCTCAAAGTACGAAGCACTGTTAGTTGATGAAGTTCATACAATGGCTGCTAACGTGGCTAAAGAGATTGCTTTAATGTGTTCACATACTCCAGTGAAAATTGGTATGACTGGAACACTTAGCAACACTAAGTCCGGTGAACTAGCTCTTAAAGGTTTATTTGGTGCACCATATCATACTACTACTACAGCAGAGCTAATTGAAGATGGTACCCTAACTGATGTTAAGATTAAAGCGATTCAAGTAACTCACGAAGGGTTAGTTGAGAAGATGAACTATCATAGCGAAATCGAATACATTAGAAACTCAACTGTTCGGAATCAGTTTATTTGTAAACTAGCTAATAAAGTATCAGATACTGGCAATACACTAATCTTATATCAGAACTTAGACCAAGGTCAGTATTTGTTTGATTGGCTTGTTGCTAACACTACAAATAAGAGTGTCTTCTTTATTAATGGAGCAGCTAAGGCAGATGCTAGGGAACACTCTAGAAAGTTCACTGATGCGAATGATGATGTTATTATCGTTGCTAGTTATCAGTTAATGAGTACAGGGGTTAACATTAAGAATCTACATAACCTTATACTAGCAAGTCCAACTAAGAGTATGATTCGCTTATTACAGTCAGTGGGCAGAACACTTCGTAAACATGAAAGCAAAGACCAAGCAGTTGTTTATGACTTATATGATATCTTAACATATAGAAAGAAGTCTGATAAGAGCTTTGGTATTAGTCACTTCACTGAGCGATATAAGATCTACAACCAAGCTAAACTTAGTGTTGATTTAATCAAAGGCCCATTAATCACTGTGACATCCGAATAATTCCTGCTTGTAAGGTGTCAAATAAGCTCTACAGTAAACGATCTATCTAAAGTGACATCAATATACATCTTTTAGGTGAAGTCGCAGTGTAGAGCTTATAATTAAGTCTAAACCCCCACTCTATATTATCCCTCTATTCATTTCTATTCATCTTTGTTGAGATGTTCTAACTGTTTTAACAAGCCCCAATCTCACCTTTGCTGTTCCCTTTATTTCTGCTTGTACAGTGTCAAATAAGCTCTACACTGCGAGATCAATCTAAAGTGATATCAATATATGTCTTTTAAGTGAAGTCGCAGTGTAGAGCTTATAAGAGCGTTATAACTGCCCACTTAATTGCCCACTTGATTTCCCTATTTGATACACTCAATCAATCTCCCTGTTAATTTCAGTTCATCACGTTCATCACGTTCATCAAGCAATCTCTGCTGTCCTACTTCACCACTTATGAAATTTTAGTCGTGGTTACCACCCTTTCTTCCTTTCTGGGAAATGTCTTTGTAACACACATTATAAAAGTATTATTATAATGCGCAATAACAAGAGACATTATCCAGAACACCCCAATAGCAAATGGGATGTTGATTACTACTCTCAACTGATGAACTCAACTGATGAACTCAACTGATGAACTCAACTGATGAACTCAACTGATGAACTCAACTGATGAACTCAACTGATGAACTCAACTGATGAACTCAACTGATGAACTCAACTGAT